TGAGCTGGCAGCCGACCAACTACATGGGCGAGTGGCAGTGGGTGACTGGTGCCTACAAGCTCGATGTGGATTGCGCCGATCCTCTGGAGAAGAAGGGTCAGCACTACGCTGAGTTCGTTCATGCCGTGGAGCCAGTGTTCACCAATCAAGGAATGACGATTATCTTCCGTCGTTGCACAGGCTCGCTGACACAGATCATTTGTAGCTGAAAAGCCCAGTAAATACGCGAGAATCCGCAGGTCGAAAGGCTTGCGGATTTTTTGTTGCCACGTTCAGTCGATGCGTCTATTTTTACATCGCATGGAACAATATGAACCAAAACGTGGCGACGTACGCGAATCGGATGGAATGGTCTGCTGGGGTTACACCTGGAAAGATCCGCAGGGAAACAAGCGGTATCAGTGGTTAACGCCCGAGCGTTTCGCCGAAAAGATGGCCGCTGATAAGGAGAGGTTGGCCAAGTACACAGCCGACAACGCTGAGAAAATCCGCGTGAAGCAGGCTGAAAAGTATCTCAAGAATGCGGAGTATTACAAAGCAGCGGCTAGGGGATATTACGCGAACAATAGGGAAAAAATGCGTGAGATTCACAAAAAGTACCAAAAGGAAAACGCCGAGCATCTGAAGAAGCAAAAGAACGAGTACCGCGCCGCGAATCGCGAGAAAACAAGAGCTTGGGCCAGAAAGTACGGCAAAGTTCATCGCGCAAAGCTGACGGAGAAACTCCGCGAGAAACGTCGCTCAGATCCGATATTCCGACTGAAGGACGCAATTCGCGGTTCAATCCGTGCGTATCTTGGAAGCAAGAAGACCCGTCGCGGATCTACCTTCGAGATTGTCGGCTGCACTCCCGATTTCCTGCGCGAGCATTTGGAGAGGCAGTTTAAGCCCGGAATGACTTGGGATAATTACGGCTCGCACTGGCATGTTGATCATCGCATACCGTTGGCCAGCGGTCGTACTTCCGATGAGGTAAAAGGCTTGAGTCACTGGACCAATCTTCAGCCATTGGAAGCGTTGGAGAACCTCATTAAGAGCGACAAGGTTCCGCAGTCGGTAATGCCTTGACATCGCACCTCATAATCTGATGCTCCCCGTATGCCGAGTTTTACTCTCCCCGAAGGCGTTGAGATTCCCGAGAATTTGAAGGAAGGCGAAGCGTTCCAGACGATGGCGACGATTGTCCTCGGCAAGAACGGCAAGGCTGAGTTCATCGAGATTGATGGCATGGCTATCCCCGGCTACGAGAAGAAGTCGAAGGGCAAGAAGATGGCCGAGCGTGGCTATGAGGAGGAGGAGGGCGAGGAGATGGAATCCGAGGGCGGCGGCGGTTTCATCGCCGAGGTGATGCAGCGCGGTCGTGGCGGCCCGATGGCCTAACCAATAGGAAAACGATATGGCGATTATCACATGCGATGAGGCGGAGACGCTGATCAATGAGGCGGCATCGCTTGGATGTCGTTCTCCGTGGGAGGTCGAGCTGGCCAAGCTCGCGCTAGAGAATCGCATCGCGACGTATCTTCAGGGTGGCGGCGCGACGCGCGGCGCATACCGGAGCGTTACGACGACCGGCAATGTGGTGAGCGGAGATTATCTGCTCATCTGCGATGCCGCCGCTGGCGCGATTACGATGACCTTGCCGCCTGCCGCTCTGGTTCCGGGTCGTATCTACGCTTTCAAGCGCATCAACAGCGGCGCGAATGCGGTCATTGTTGATGGCTACGCGAGCGAGACGATTGACGGCGCGGCGACTCACACGCTGACTCCTCAATGGAATGCTTTGACGATCATGTCAAACGGTGTCGCTTGGTTCATCTTGGCCGATCATTGATATGGCAAACATCTCCTGCGAACAAGCGGCGGCATTGATTGCGGAGGCGTATGGCGCGTCCTGCAAGAGCAACCGCGAGAAGAACCTGCTGGAGATTGGCCTACTCTGGGAGGCGGCGACGCTTGGCGGCAATGCCGATATCACGGCGGACAACACGGTGATAAGTGCGGACAGCACGATCATCACGGCGGACATGACCGAGTTTTTCTAAGACCGAAAGAAACCCCTTACATAGATTATGGCACAGCAAACGATTAACGTAGGCGCAGCTCCGAATGACGGAACGGGAACGCCGCTGCGTACGGCATTCCAGTACACGAACAGCAACTTCAGCGAGCTGTACACGGCTGTCGGGCCGAGCGGCAATAACATCGTCGTACCGGGAAACGCCACCATCACCGGCGATCTGACGGTGGATACGAACGTGTTGAAGGTGGACACGACGCTCAATCGGGTGGGTATTGGGACGGCGACACCTGTCAGTTCTTTGCAGGTACTTGACGGTGATATCACTGTAACCACGGGAGGTTCGTTTTCTGGTTTTAACGGAACGCGACAGACTGTTCCGTCGAGTGTCGGTACACAGTTGAGCCGACTCCATTTCTCCGCATACAGCACCGGAACAACTTATGTTCAAGGTGCGTCAATTCAATCGTATTCCGATGCTGCATGGTCAGCTTCAAGCGCACCTGCGTATTTGGCGTTTTATACAACCCCGTCTGCAAGCGTCACGCTGTCTGAGCGTTATCGCATCGCTTCCGACGGTGTAGCCACTTGGTCGAACGTCGGCGGAGTCGCTGGCACCGCCATGACCCTCAACTCCACGGGGCTGGGCGTGGGGGTTACGCCGAGTGCGTGGCTTGCTGCTGTAAAAGCAATCGACATTGGTTCAAATGCTCTCGCTGCTTACAGCGGCGGTATCACCCATAACGCTTACTTCGACAACACTGATTCGCGTTGGGAATACAAAGGAACCGGAGCCGCTACATTCTACAGCGTCCAAGGAGGGCTTCACTCTTGGTACGTTGCGGCTTCTGGAACTGCAAACGTCGCAATTACGACGTTCTCATCGGCAGCGATGACGCTCGACGCGAGCGGGAATCTGTTGGTGACTAAAACGTCGCCCAACGCCACCGTCGTTGGATTCCAAGCTACATCGACTGGTGAAACGTCATCGACGATGGCCAGCGCAGTGTCGGCTCAAAGCACATTTAACGTGTATTCCACCGGAGCCGCTGCCTATCGGTTCTACGTTGGAATGAACGGAACGATCAATGCCACTAACACGACTATCGCGGCAATCTCCGATCAGCGACTGAAGGAAAACATTCAAGACATCGACGTTGGACTCGGCGCGATTCTCGCTCTAAAGCCGCGCAAGTTCGATTGGAAGGCCGGTAAGGGTAAGGACATCAAAGGCGATCGTGGTTTCATCGCTCAGGAGTTTGAGCAGGTGTTCCCGAACCTCATCGACGAGTGGAAAGATCCTGCTCCTGAAGGCGAAGCTCCCTACAAGTCCGTTCGCCAAGACCTTATTCCTGTGCTGGTGAAAGCCATTCAGGAACTGGCCGCTGAAGTCAACGCTCTGAAGAACGCCTAATATGAACATCTCCATTGTCTGGATCATCGAACGCCTTCTCGTTAAGCCGACCGAAGGCAGTCTCACGGACGTTGTGATTACCGCCGACTGGCGATGCAACGGCACGCAGGAATCGTTCAGCGGAACTTGTTACGGCTCGTGCAGCTTCGCTCCTCCGAGTGGCTCGTTCACTCCTTACGAAGACCTCACGCAGGAACAGGTCTTGAGCTGGTGCTACGCCAACGGAGTCGATCAGAGCGCGATTGAGGCGAACGTCTCGCTCCAGATCCAGAACCAGATCGACCCGCCGGTGGTGAGTTTGCCGCTGCCGTGGGTGCCGCCGGTGCCGCCGCCCGAGCCTGAGATGATCGTGCCTCCGATGTTGCCTCAGGTGGAGCCGGTTTTGGTTGCCAGCGATTCGTCTGTCTCCGATGCTTCGGCGGCATGATTAAAATTGAGCTGACCATCGAACAAGTTAACAGCCTCCTGCAACTCATCGATATCTCGATCAAAGCTGGCGGTTTTCAGAACGCAAAGGTTGGAGTACCTCTGGCCGACCTGATTCTGGAAGCCGCCAAGTCCTCGCAGCAGATCGAAATCGCTAAGTAGAAAATCATCCCATGACTGAATCCCACTTCATGCGAGACATGTTTGCCGCTGCTAGTGGGCCAGTTATCGGAATACTCGGGAACGCGGTTTTCTCAGACCCGAACCTCAAGACGGCATCGCTCGCGTTCGGTGCCGTCACTGCTTTTATCGTCTGCCTATCCAAGGCCATCGACCTGTATCGAAAGTTCAAATGAACCCCAATCTTACCTCTCTCATTCGCCATCTTCTCTCCGCCGCTGGTGGCTTCCTCGTCGCCAAAGGCTTGGCTAGTGCCGATCAAGTCGCTGAACTTGCCGGTGCTACCGTGAGCATCATTGGCGTCGCTTGGTCGATCTTCAATAACAAGAAGGCGGCGAAGTCTGACGCTCCGAAAGCTGAATGAACTTTCTGGCCGACTTGGTGATGAAGCTGGTCATCTGGCTTCATGCGCTGACGAAGCAGGATGTCTCAAGTGAAGACGCCAAGAAACAACCGGATCTTAAGCGCGGTCTTCTGGATCGTGTTCGCCAGCATGAGCATGAGCTGCGCGAGCCGAGTGATTTACGTCCCCCACGGTGAGCCTGTACGCCTCGCTGAGAGCGTTAAGGCCAAGGTCTGGACTGTTGACGCCAGCGGCAAAACGGTGCGTAGTAAGAACCGAATTACCATCCATGACGGTTGGTATGCACTGCCAAAGGAGTAAATGAGCCATAACGCACCTTACAAAGGTTCACCGCCTCTCTCACGACCTAGCGGAAGCGGACCTTACAAACAGTCGCCGCCTCCCAAGCCGCCTGTTCGGCCTCAGCCAAAGCCGGTTCCGAGCGGAAGCGGTCCTTACCGCAAATAATTCAAAGCAAAATCCCCCGGTGGCTTCGAAACCATCGGGGGATATTTGTTTCCAGCGCAGCGGCTCAGCGTCCTAACGACTTCAGAACGCTCGCAACGAAGTCCTCGCTCTTGGCGTTGTTCGTGTTGGCAGGACGAGAACCACCGCTGACAGCCTTCGAGCTAACTCCCGGCTCGCTGCCACGGTACTTCGCCAGTTCGGCTTGTAGGCGTTTGTTTACCTCAACCTGAGAATAGAGAAGCTCGCGGTACTTCGGTGCGGCAGCGGCCCAAAGAGCGGCCTTGGCGAGGTCTTCTTCGCTGTTCTCTCCGTTGAAGATCTGCTGCGCGAGGCTGAGACGCTGGTTCAGCTCACCATTCCATTCCTCATCGCCCTCACGCGGCTCGAATATTTCAAGAGCGCGAGCATTCTCGCTCACCTTCGCCCAGGTCTTACTGGCCGACTCCAATGCAGCCTTCGTCCCCTGCTCGTTGTCCTGCTGATACTTCGAGATGATGGCGTCGTAATCGGACTTAGCCTCGGACATCTCCGCCGCTTTCTCGCCGTTAATCTCGTCGTAGCGAACGATCAGCGCGCCGAGCTTGGCTTTCTTGGACGGCGAAAGACCGTCAACGATGTCGTCGATCTGCGAGTTGCGGTAATCGCTCTCGGGCGACTTGAGTAGGCCAACAAGCCGTTCTCCATCGGTGCCGACAAGACCCTTCACCGATTCAAAGACGCCATTGATCTTGCCCTCATACTTCTTAACGAACTCAGGGTGACGCTCGATGTCGAGCAATCGAACACGCTCAGAAAGCGCGTCACGCTCCTCCTGCAAGGTCTTGAGCTGCGACTCAAAGTTCGGATTAGCGGTCTTGCCAGCTTTAAGCTCGTCCAGTTGCTTGGCCAACTGCGCCTTCTCCTCCTTGATCTTGCGGAACGCGTCAGCGGCCTTCGTAGACTTGATTGTCTCGGGGATATCGGAATCAGCGTCCGTAGAAGTCGGAACCTCGGCGGCGGCGGTAGCCTGCTTCTTTGAAGAACCAAACAAACGCTCGATGTCCTTCTCGGACTTGCTGGTTGGCTTGGTCGTTTCGGATGCCGCAGGCGTTGCAGCTTTCTTAGGCTCCTCGGTAACCGGAGTCGATATGCCCTCATCGGCTTCGGCTCCCATGCGATTGAATGCGTCGAGAATCGAATTGCCAAAATCAGGCTGCGACGCCGGATTGGTCAGCGGAGAGTTCAGTGGTACGTCCATAATTTGTTAATATTGTTTTTCGAAGGTTGCTTCAGGTTCCTTAGTTGTTTCATTCACCGACAATTTTCGAAGGTTTTCAAGACAATGCGCGTAGCCAGCGGTTACACCGGCAGCGAAAATAATGTCTGATTCCTTCGCTCCATGAGACGGCATTGGCACCGGCATGGATTCAGCGACGATACGGATTGCCATGCGTAAGAGCGGAGTCTGCAACAGCTTAGAGAATTCGGCACTCTCACCGCTGGTCATCCACTCCGCCATATTTACCTCAGGCAGATTCTTCAGGTCCGATTTCTGGGTCTTCGTTGAGCCTTTCAGCCAATTTATCATACTTTGTCTTCTTGTTTCGTTTCAGTTTATGCCTCTGCGGAATCGGGTCGAGAACCTCGTCTAGCTTGATCGGTTTCTCAAGCGTGACGACATCGCGTTTAGGTCGAATCACCTTTGTCACCTCCAGCATGTCGGCCAATGGCAGCTTGATGTATCCGCAATCAACGTCGTTGATGCCGTACGAGACGACAAAATGACTCTTCGCGCTGTCGTAGAACGCTCCGCACGGGAATACGACAGCAGGCAATCCCGGCCACCAGTCCTGCTGATTCGTGCCGGTGAGAAGCGGCAGCGTCGTCATGCGGACGATGCGGAACGGAGCCTTAGACTCGAAGGCGTACGCACCCATGTAGTAGCGACGCTTCTTGTTGATCCACGGCAATGAGCTGTGGAAGAAGGTCCAGTACAAGCCATCGACCAGAATGGGGTTGGAGCCGCCGCGCACCTCGCCAAATTTCCAGAGCGGATTGAACTCGTCGGTGACGTACTCCGCTTCCTTCTCAAGACGCCCATTAAGGCGCACTACGACATGAGGATTGGCCGAATACACCATGTGTGGCGTGTTATCGTGGACGAAGTAGAGCCAGTTCTTCTCATGGCCATCGTTCACCATCGCCTGCGCGTAGTTGTTGCCGTAGATCGGGTCGAATCGGGCGACGTTCAGGAACTGCTTGTCCAAGACGAACATCGCCTGATGCGCGTAACTCTTGAACGGCACAAATGTGCAGCAGCTTAGTCCGTACTTGTCGCCGAACTTGACCACTCGCGGATCTTCGAACTGCTCGCCTGGAATGTGCGAGGTGAGGTTGATCAACGCTTTTTTGATGGCCCCAAGATCCTTGGTCAGCTCGAAGACAACGATGTCGTTCTTCTCAAGGTAAACGTCCTCATCCTTCTCGCGCTTATTGCGGCAACGTCGGGCGAAAAGAAGGATCTGACCGCTCGGTTCCTGAACGATTGCAGGGTTGAAATAGTAGGTTCCAACCTCCTCAGGAAGCGTGATTTTACCAACCTCCCAGTCGCATTGTTCGGCCAGCTTGGGTACGTCGTTTTTTGCGTAGCTCATTAGAAACTCGGCTGCGAATTTGATTTCGTCGTAGAGAGCAAGCCAATGATCGCGCTCCTCGCGGACCTCGGTCAGATGCTCCTCGTGTTCTTTGGTTCGAATCTCAAGTGTCTTCTGCAAATCCTCGATCTGCATCAGCAAATCGGCCTGACCATCACCGCCATTTGCAAATCGTTTGAGAGCTTTAAGAGACAGTTCTCGGATGATGTCTTTCATTATGGATACAATTTTGTGTTCTCCTGCGTCGCGAGCCTCGGAAGAATCCCGTAAAAGTTCATCCTAGGCATCGAATCGACCAGCATCTGGATGTCGATTGGACCCCAAACCTTCTGGTTCGTTTCGAGGAGTTTGCAGACACCTTCGTAATTTACAAGGTAAGCATGCGTACACATGCCGCGAACGAGCTTGTAAAGGTTCGACGCGATGTAGCCGTGGTCTTCAATCGGGTCGGCGCAGCAGCTTCCGATGTAGACGACATGCCAATCGCTCGGGAGATAGTCCAGATTGTCGGCCAGCTTTGCCTTCCAGTCGGAGCATGTGAACTCAACGTCATCCTCGACGATGAGGAATGTGCGATGATCGGTTATCTTCGACTCAACCATCCACTTGATGGCCGACCAGACAGAGAAATGGCTGAGTCCGGCGACGATTGTTTTGACTTTCGCCTTCTCCTTCTCGCGTGTGTGGTAGTAATCGGTCGATATGCCGCAGTTCTCAGCCCTGAATCCGTACATCGGAACCGCATCGATTCCGAATGACTTCATGTAGCGAATGCAGCGTCGCTCCTTCTCGCTCTCAGGCTTCGAGACGATGAAGCACGGCGTCTTTTCGAGCTGTAGTTTCATCGGTTCGGGAGGATGTAGATGATGCCGCGACGCGCGCCGGTAGAGCGGCTGGGGTGGTTGTAGTAGAAGCTGTAGCCGTACTTCTGCGTCAACGTCTTGGCGCGGTAAATTGCGTCCAGCTTGTCCTTGATGTAGCCGAGACAGATGTCGTGGCCGTTGTAGCTGTCGTAGCCAAGCTGTCCGGTCGGTTCCTTGAAGTCGTGGATGGCGATAACTGGATGCAGGTCGTAGCGATTAATTGCCTCAAGCTCTTCGAGCAGCGGCAGGTAGTCGTTCCAGTGAGCGTCGAGAAAGAAGATCGTGTCGTGTCCAATTCCGTGATGCGGAATGAACCAGTTCATGCAGGCATCACTGCTGCCCTCGAACATCTCGACGTAGACATTCTCGCGCTTGAACTTCTCCTTAGCCTTCTCAACCAGATCATGGTTCAGCTCGCACGAAACAGTCTTGAGGAAGTTCTTGGCCAACCAAACGGTGGTGTCCGCTTCGTGAGTGCCGGTTTCGACAGCGGTCGTCAGCTCGAAGCGTTCTTTGAGGTAAAGAAACTCCTGCTCGATGAACGTGTCTCCATTGAAAGGTGAACCCATAATTTTAGTCGGCCAAAGGACAGTCTTCTTGATCGGCAACTCGCGGAAAAATTGTGAAGCATTTCAGATGCTGGCGGCTCTTGAAGTACATCTGCAAATCGATTGGAGCGAAGACCTCTTCGTTCGTCTCGATGAGAGTCTTGAGAGCCTTCTTGCGGACGATGTAGCAGTGAGTGCAAAGTGGCATTCCTTCGAAAAGGTTTGAATCCAGCTCGCGTGAGAGCTTTCCATGCGCGCAACAGGAGCCGGGATAGAGAATGTCCCAATCCTCAGGCAGCTTTGTCAGCGCACGTTCGATTGTTTCGCGCCAATGCGGACGGAATAGGATGTCGTCCTCTAGAACCATCACCATGTCCGGCGTGGAAGGATCGAAATCCAGCGCGTTCCACAGCATCCAATGGGACATGCTGCATCCAACGTGCTTGGAGCAGATGAGGTAGCCTGAGCCGGGGGCATCTATCTCGTACGGAATGCTCGCTTTCAGGCCAGACTTCGCGCCGTTCAGGCCATAGAAAATGCGGTAGTCCGTGACTCCAGCGGAATCAAGGTTTCTTTGTAGGCGCGGGATGCGAGAACTGCCTCGCATCGTGATAACGACCGTTTGCACGGGGTTATTTCAGTTTTCGATAGATAGCAAAAACGCTCTCGCTCAGATCAAATCGCGAAACAAATTCGCAGCGTTTCAGGACGAACTTGAGAGCAGTCTGGGTCGATTCCCAGTTCACATCGTCCATGACCAGATATCCGCCAACCTTGAGCTTTGGAAGCCAGTTGACGACATCGCTCGTAGACGGCCATTCGGCGTGATTGGCGTCGATGTGAACCATGTCCATGTCGGGCAGAAATCGCGACGCATCCCATGAGGACATGCGGCAGAACTGAATCTGCTTTACGACCTGCGCGCGAACGCAATGACCAACGAAAGATTCGTAATGCTTGTCCAGATCGAGTGTCGCCCACCACTCCTGATTGGCATTCGTCTCGTCGTCGATGCAGTCCTCTTTTTTCCAAGAATCGATAGCGTAGACGGTTCCGCTTCCGTTCAGCTTGCAGGCTTGGGCGAGTGCGAGCGTGGACTTGCCTTCGAAAACACCAACTTCAGCGATGCGCTGCGGTTTCGTTTCGAGAACAAGTTTGGCGATTTCCAAACCTTTTTTCGGATCGCACCAACCGCCCATCTTCGGGAAGTTGTCGGCGATGAATTGAACGATGTTTTCTTCGTTTCCCATAATTCTTATCCCTGACGCGCCAAGTTGGACTCGGCAGTTGCATTCGCTCGCTGAATATCAGCGGTTGTCTTGGCATTCCGGCGTGACAGATCAGCCATCGCCTTCGTGTTCTGACGCTGAATGTTGGCCATAGTCTCGGCATTCTGGCGAGCGATTTTCGCCTGAACCTCCGCATTCATCACTGCAGTCTTCGGATCGACACCCTGCTGGATAGCCATCGCTTGCTGCTGCTGCGCCATCGCCTGCTGCTGTTCGGCCAATAGCTGACCAAGCTGCTCAACAGTCTGAACAAGCATCTGGAGCTGCTGAGCGTAAGCATCAACTTGAGGACGACGAGTAGGATCGGTGGAGAGACGAGCCAGATGATCCTGAACGTGCTGACCGATACCTTGCAGGAAGAGCATAATCTCCTGCGGATTACCGCCCTGCTGGATCGAGGAAGCAGCTTCGTTCGCCGCCGCAAGATGCGTGTCGATGTGAACGATTTGATTCTGCGTGTCCGTGACGATTGCCATGTTGCCCTGGCGCAGCGACGAATGCTCCAGAACAGCCAGCGCGGTCTGATCCTGAATTCGCGAAGACTGGATCTGAGTCGGCAGATACCGATCAACCATTTGTTGGCCAACCTGAGCGGCGATGTAGTCGCGCAAGAGGCTGACTTTGCCACCCTCTGGCAGAGAACCAAGAAGTCCGAGCAGAGAACCAAGGAGCTGCTGCTTCGCGAACTGAGAACCTTGGCCGACCGTGCGAGTCGCTTCCACGAAGTCGATGTCCAGCATGGCTTGAACCGGAACGCCGCGTTCGGCGCAACGACGCTGGAACTCAATCGCGTCCTTATCCGACTTCGTAATCGGGTTCAGGTTGGGATTGGAGGCTCGGTTGTACCGCTCTTCGAAGAAGGAATCGAGCTGGTTGTAATACCGGCTGAGCTGCGTCTTACCGATTGCTGACTGCTGTGCCACGATGGCCTGGATTTCAGTCGCAGTTCGTGGGTTGCCAGCCGGTTTGTTGAGCGATTGGCGATACTGAGAGAGATTGCCTTGAAGAACATTCTCAAGGTCCGCGTTGACCGCCATAGGAGCGTCCAGAACGCCAGCAATGTTCTGCTGAATGACTTCGTAGTCTGGCGGGAGAATGGCATACGGTCCTTGCTGAACGACGCTCGTCTTGCTGAGAGCGTTCGGGTTAAGGGGGCGGAAGAGAATCTGGGTGCGAGCGAATGCGCTGTCCACCATCGAGCAGCGGAGCCTGTTCTTCAGCTCCATCGCCTGAAGCATCTTGATGCCAAGACCCTTCACACCGTGATGCTCGCCATCACCACGGTCGTAATACATCGGATGAATGATCTGCTCCCACCGCTTGTAACGGCGCAGCTTCCGGTACATGAAGTTCTCGCTGTCCCGCTCATCGATGATGGCATGGCTGATCTGACCATCGAACTCCTTGTAGAAGATGTGGGACATCAGCACGACCTCTGACCGTGCAGAGAACGTGATGTCGTTCGAGCGAAGCTGGCGTTGGAAGAACTCCCAATCGTACTGAACGCCGGAACGGTACGGCTCAGGCATCGCAGCGCGGATACGCTGGCGAACGTAATCTACGTTCCAGCCGGCAGCAGTCGCCGCCTGCTCGTCTTGGATCTTCTCGAACAAGTCATCGACGCCCATGCGAGTGCGGACGCAGGCTACCTTCCAATCGCTGACATTGGACTTTGTGCCATCGGGGACGAGAAGATCCGTCGCCATGATGGCCTTGCACCGCCAGTTGGAGCCGTCTTCAAAGATCAGCGGACCATCGCCAATGAGGACCATCTCACGCTGCGAGAGCTGCATAATGTAGTCGAAGTCCTTGTCCAGCTTCTGGAGACGGTCGAACTCCTCGGTGATAATCTTCGACCACTCCTCCCGCTTATCCATGTCGTTGCCGTAAGCGGTGCGAATGTTGGCGTAGGTAGGAACCTCAGCGAACACATCGTAGAAGGCTGACATGGCCAACGTGAGGAACGCTTCCGACTCGCGGAAGTTGACGTTGGTACGGAACGCTTGGTTGTTACGACGAAGCTCTGCCGGATTGTACGGAGGATTGCCGTCAACAAGACCACGGAGCTTTGCGCGGGTGCTGTTCCGCAGCTCGTCGGCCATGATGAGCTTTTGGAATATCTCGCGAGCCGATGCCGCGTCGGCAATACGAGTTTCGGGAGCTTTACCCTCCTCGTTAATGGTTTCGAGCGGCAGTTGGGCTAGGTTTCCGTACATGGTCGTTTTTTCCAGCAGTGAGCTGGCAAGTTTGCGTTCTCTGTAGCGTCCGTAAATTTATGGAGCGTTTCAATGGGAAACCACACCATGCTTCTGATGAAGCAACCACAAAATTCACAGCTTTGAAGCTGGTCGTCTAGTGGCGTTGTCCCGTGTTGAGAAAGTGTCCTGACAGCCTCCTTGAGGACGCGAGCGTTGCATCCGGTGCATCCGAGTGGTTTCCGATTGAACTGACATCCGGCGCAAATGCTCGCTCTTCGAATCGCTTCCTCCTGATCCACTTTGCCACCGCCAACGGTCAGCCCATGAATCAGGCTCATGCTGAAACGGATAACGTCTCCGATCTGAAGAGATTTCAAACCTTTTGGCCTGGGAATCTCAACTTCGTCGTAAGAGCAGTCGGCACCGTTACGACACTGATACTCGGTGATTAAGATGTCGAGGTTGGTGGGAACCTTGACTGCGTTGGCCGCGTAATGGTTGCGGACGAACTCGCGGAGCTGCGGCAATGAACCGGCGGGTATCTCGATGCCGGTTTCAGGAACGCGGTAGTTCCATCCGCCGGGAATGACATTGTGTTCATTGAGGATCTTGTAGCCGCTCATACGTCCCCGTCGTAGTAAATGGAGTCTGCGTCCCTCACCAGCTTTTCCCATACCTTGTCAGCTTTTGTTGCTCGCGGTTCAAATGAGGCGGTTTTACGCACCAGATCAAGCAAGACAACAGCAGCATCGGCCAAGTCAGGCGATTTGCCGGTCCTTTGCTTCATCACGGTCTTCGATTCGACGGATATCTTTCGCTTCCCATCGTCGAACATTCGCGCACAGAACTCTTGCAACGTCTCAATGTCCATGCCGCCGACTCGCTCCTCGACGACCCATTTACGCATCGAGAACCAGAGTTCCGTCACCTTGCGGTCGTATGCCTCATTGCATGGCCTACTATCCTCGTCGCTAACCGGAATGGTCGATGGAGAGCCGCCGAACTCGACGCGATGAACCACACCCCATTCTCTGGTCAGAATGTCCGCCAGACCGCCACCCTCACCGCTTGAATCGAGAGCGAACTTGTCAGGTGGAACGCCTCGCTTGTTGCATTCCTCTTTAACTCGATTGGCTATCTGGTAATGGACCGGCTCGGTGAGCTGCGCGTTGGGTGATATCTGGATGATATCCTGAAAGAGTATGCTCAGCTTATCGTTAGCGGTGCCGACTTTGGCAAAGCGAAGGATACATCTATCACCTCCGAAGCCGGGGTCGAGAGCCGCGACAATCTGGACATTGGTCGTAAACGTGAGCTTCTTGTTCGGCGAATGCGTGTCGATGAGCGACTCGGACAGCACGGTCTTAACCATACCGTCAGGACTCCAGAATCCGCGTGTGTACTTCCAGAACGTAGGACTCTGTTCGCCCTCATGGCGCATTGCCGACAAGACCTGATCTTGGGTGATGAGGTATGGGTATTTCGTTCGCCCCTCGGTGATGTTCGGCGACTTCATGCCGTCGAAGCGTCGGCACATGCCGCGTTCCGTCAGCCAATGCTGATCTTCAATCGTGACGCTGCGCCACCCTTTTGCCGGTGTGCAGAATCTGCCGTGCGGATCAAATTTTGATGCCGGATTCCCGATGACGAGCATCTTAAACTCGCGGCAACCCTTGGAGAGGTTCGTGCAAGCCTCGAACGCTGCTTCAGGCGTATCCGTCGCTTCGTCGATGATGACCATCACCCGTTCTGCGTGAATACCCTGAATGTTGGCCACTGCCTTCGAGGTGTTGCCTTCTGCGACTGCGATAGCTGAAATGGAATGCCGGTCGTCACCTTTAACAGCCTGTAACGCCATCTTCGAATCGACCATGTTACCAGGGAATCCGCGCGATTTCCGAACAAGATCCTGAAGATTGGCCCACATACGCTTTCGGATCATCTTCGCGGTCGTCGATGTCAGAACGACTGTTGACTTGGAAGGATTGGCCAACCACCAGACTGTCGCGAAAAGCGTTGCTCCGAAGGTCTTTCCGCTCGCTCCGCATCCCGCCCATCCAACGTAGTCATGCTCGCAGAGGCTTTCGACTTGCGCTTCCAACCACGGGTTCCAACTCATCTTCGGCCAGAGCATTTTCGTCGCATTCTGAAAATGTTCGAAAGTGCCTAGTCCACCCTCGTTTGGTTGGAGTCGATTTCGGAAAGCGTACAGCTCTAGTTCAAGATCAGGAATCTTGACGGGCGAGCGTATTCCGTACTTGTGGTCGATCAATGGATTCTCAGACACTTGCTCTGCCATAGTTTGGCCTTGCATTAGTTGTCGTTGGACTTGAGGTTCTGCGAAAGGAAAATTATGCCGTCGCAACTTGTTTCTTCATCCGGCTGTTGCCAGCCTTGCGACTCCGAGCCGGTAGTCGTGAATATCCCTGGTCCTCAAGGGGCAGCGGGTACTAACGGTACCAATGGCACGAACGGTATTGATTCGTTCACCTACACGACTGCGGCATTTTTTGTCCCCGCTCTTGGAGCATCGGTTGTGGTTGCGGTCGATAACACCGAGTTTTTGCCTGAATCAGTCGCCGGACAGTTCTTCGTTTCGATTCAGGGTCTTGGCTACATGCAGGTTACCTCGGTCGATGGCCTGCTGTTGACCTTGCAGAATCCCGCCGCTGGAGTTCTTGGCATTGCCAATGCGGTTCCGACTACGTTGATTCCGTCCGGTTCGCTCATCACGCTGGCTGGAGCGATTGGTCCTACGGGTGCTGCCGGTGTGTCTGGCGGTGCGCCGGTTGGAGCTTCTTACATCTGTCGCACAGCCGATGGAACTCTGACGAACGAGACAGCTCTCGATTCGCTTGCCTCCGGTTACATGAAGACCGCCGGATCGGGTGGTGCTGGCGTCGTCTCGACCGTTGCGACGGTTCCGGTTGGCGACATCAGCGGCACGTTGCCAATTGCTAAGGGTGGAACGAATCTGACGACCGCTCCGGCAAACAAGATTCTGGTGGGCGATGGAGCCGCCTATCTCCAGAAGGAAATCGTCGGAACACTTCCGATTGTCGTCACGAATTCGACTGGAAACATTACGCTGTCTGCGCCTTCGATTGTTCCGTTCAGCTACGTCACGTTTACGCGGAGGGTGACTGGAATTGGGGCTGCAAATGCTCCGCTTTTGCCCACAGCGACAACGACAAATCCATTTAGCCTAACCGCCTATCCATTAGCCTCTTACGCTGGCATTGACACCGCTTCAGGGTTCAACTCTGCGCTGGGTCGTTTTACGGTTCCATACACCGGATACTACACGATTGATGTGGTGTTGAATCTTGACGCGGTGACAACCACCGCCTCCGTAAGAGTTTTTATTCGCAAGACCGGCTCCGACATAATCGCATCGTTTCCGTTTAACGTAACAAGCTCTGGATTTCAGCCGATATCCATCAACTACGTTGATAACGCGACTTCGGTAACCGATTATTACGAAATTTTCATCACGACCACGCACGACCTTTACGTCGATCAAGGCTCTTCATTCTCCGTCCAGCGGATTCAGGCTTAAACCATGAGCGAACGCGCACCACGCAGGTACACGGACGGATCTGTCACCTTTGACGGTGGCATCGACTCCGGCGTCATGCCTTCCGAGGTGGAAAAGAATCAAGTTGCGTTCGCCGTCAATGCCAACTTTCGCGAGGGGTTTATTTCGCCTCGCCCCGGTTTCGTTCAGAAAGACTACGACCTCTGCGTCACAATCACCGCTGACAACGCCGAGGTTACTGCTGATCAGACGAACGTGACAGCGGATGGGTGGTCGGAGGAATGCTACGGTCCTCAGGGTCTGACCGGCACGTTCCAATGCGCGCTGCCCTACATCTCGGACGATGGACGCACGTTCATTCTGCTGATGATCAGTGGTAAAGTGTGGCTTTACAACTGCGCTCAAAACAACGCTCAGAACCTCAGTGTTACGCCTGACCTAGAGAATCCGTCCAACCTGCTCGATGGCTGGATGGTTCAAGCTGAGAACTTCGCCGTCATTCAAGATGGATTCAGCAAGCCGCTGATCTTCAACGGGACAAGCCTACGTCGAGCTAAGGATGACGAGATTAAGACCGGCAGAGTTATGGCCTACGTCAATGGCCGTATCTGGTACGCGCTTCCGAACGGCTTTTCATTCCGAGCCACCGACATCGTTTATGGAGACGGTACGCGAGCCAGCGTTCTCAAAGAAACCGAGAACACCTTCCTTAATGAAGGCGGAGACTTTTCGGTTCCGTCGGATTCAGGAGGCATCACAGCAATGGCCGTCCCCGGCGATCCAGATACGTCGCTTGGTCAAGGACCGCTTCTTGTCTTCACGCCTCGATACGTTTTCAGCGTCCAAGCCCCTGTAGACCGCGATGTTTGGAAGAACCTGAACTATCCCATTCAGGCCATCAGCTTGCTGACCAGCGGCGCGCTAGGCGCACGGTCGGCCATCACCGTCAATGGCGATGTCTTCTACCGAGCTATCGACGGTATCCGCTCGTTTATCATCGCTCGTCGGTCATTCAGCGACTGGGGTAACACGCCCATCAGCGGCGAGATGACGCCTATCGTTGAGAACGATCAGTCGAATCTCTTGTGGGCCAGTTCTGCCGTCGTCTTTGACAATCGGGTGCTGATGACTTCTCAGCCTCGCTTCAATTCAGAGGGTGTGATTCATAAGGCCATATCTGTGTTGGATATGGAGCTTGTCACCTCGATGCGGAAGAAGGCTCCTCCGGCATGGGCTGGCATCTGGACCGGCCTGAACGTGTTGCAGCTCGTCAAGACCGAGAACGCTTACGGAGACGCTTGTTTCGCAATCGCTCGCGGATCTGACGACACGATTCAGATTTGGGAAATCACCAAGTCCGAGAAGTTCGACATGAACTTGAGCGAGACTCCCAAGAAGGAAATCGAGTGGCAGGTGCAGACTCGCGCCTACAACTTTGAGGTTCCGTTTGGTCTGAAGCGTCTCGATTCCGGCGACTTGTTCATCGACAAGCTGGAAGGCGATGTCTCCTTCAATGTCACCTATCGACCTGACCAGTATCCTGGCTGGATCGAGTGGATTGACTTCGCCGAGTGCGCGACTGTTACGCAGTGCTTTGATCTTTGTCCGCTCACGAACTTCAAGCCGCAGTATCGGCCCAAGATGCGCTTCCCGACTCCATCGGATGCGCCGTGCAACGCGACGATCAGCACTCCCGCTCGGAATCTTTACGAGGTTCAGGTCATGTTGAACATCATCGGGTACTGTCGGGTCAAGAGTCTTCGAGTTCACGCCTACGACATCCAAGAGTCGAGTGTTGGAGAGTGCCGGACGGTCTTCCCTGCCTGCACACCGCTTGATGTCTGCGATATCAACCCGCTGACCTACACATCGGAATAGCCTAACAATCATGCCAAACCTTACGCTCATCACGCTCACTCCGCCGAGTCTGCCGGTTGGATATTGTCCGCTGAACTACCAGAACTTGGCCAACGATATCATCAGCGGCACTCAAGCGACGTTCAACAGCGCGATTGGAAACTCGTTCTTTAATTTCGGATCGACCACTCCTGCGCTGAACAATCAGGTTTATCCGTGGCTGGATGAAGATAGCAATTGGTGGGTCTTCAACGGCGGCTATTGGAGCCGAAAGCATCCTGTTTCGATAACAAGTTCCGAGCGTCGGATCTTTGTTGGCACTACCAACGACTTGCTTTCGTACGATGGTGGCGATGGAACTTCAAACCCTGTCACCAATTACAGCGGAGCGATGTGGGAGGTTGACACGGCTTTTCAGGCGCGCTTCCCGGTCGGTGCTGGAACCTTTGCGGCAAGCGGAGTCATCAACGTCAATGGGACAGCCACCTCGACTGCCGTTGTCGGCGAGGATCAGCACACGCTGACCGTGCAAGAGATGCCTGCTCACACTCACAATTTCTTTCCGCTTGTCACTGCGGATGCAAATAATGGCGGAGCCAATGGCGTCCAGTACGGCACCACGGCGAATGTCCCCACTTCATCCACTGGAGATGGAGCGGCTCATAACAACCTGCCGCCGTTTTACGGTGTTTACTTCATCAAGCGAACCGCCCGAGTCTACTACACCAAATGAAGCTGATTGTTCAGGACATCCGCTCGACTATCGCTCGGGTCATCGGCGTATGTGTCGATGATCAGCGCGTTTACGACTACATCAACCAAGCGTGTCGAAGGCTTCTACACAAGGGGTTGTGGGCTGGTGCGTACGGGCGGTTCACGATTCATACGGTCGGCGGTTGCATCACTTGGCCGCGTCAGATCGAAACCATCGAAGCTGTAGCCGACTGCTGCGGAGTCGGAACCGTCCGCAATCAATGGTTCGAGTTTCAAGAAACCGGCTATGGACTACTCAACTCAGGAGACGCTTGCGTCGGTAAGCAGCTTATTGACCGTGGGACTGTCGTCTCTTACCGCGACATGTCTGGTGGTCTTAACAGCTACATTCGAGTCTACCCTGGCGACGCTTCGGATGTCGGCAAGACCATCACCTTGCAAGGAGTCGATCAGAACGGTCAGTGGATTCGAACGCAGTCCGGCGGCGCATGGATTGACGGAGAGAAGCTGACGCTCGCTTTGCCGTACGTTCAATCGACAAAGAAGTTCACTCAGCTTACCGGCGTTATCCGTGAGGCGACGAACACCGCGAGCCGATTGTACGAGTACGATGCGACTGCGTTGTCCGAACTCGATCTGGCAGTTTACGACCCCGATGAAACTTTGCCGCAGTACCGTCGCAGCTTGCTCACCGACCGCTGCCATAACGACGAGGATAAGCCGGTGACGGTCATGGCGAAGATGCGCCATATCAACGCGACGAGCGTTAACGACTACCTCATTCCTCCGTGTCCTGATGCCATCAAGCTGATGGTCATGGCGATTCGCAAGGAGGAGAACGATTTGATTCAGGAAGCAGTGGCCTACGAAGCTAAAGCGGTTCAAGCTGTGCAGGAGCAGACGATGCAGTATCTGGGCGATGCGGTGCATACGATACGCATGGTCGGTGTAGGATTAAATGGCGGTGGATTCTCGCAATGGTTCTGAACCAAAAGGATAATTTATGCCAATAGGAATTGGAGCGGCAATTTTGGGTGGAGCAGGCATCTCGGCAGCGGGAAGTCTGCTTGGTGGACTGTTTGGTGGAAAGAAGCCGAAGGTTCCTGAGCTGAAGCCGATTGATTTCGCCAAGGAACAGCAGCAGGCGATTCAGCAGAACATCGCGTCGCTTGAGTCGGCCACTGATCTAGCAAAAAGGACGACCGCCGCTGAGCAGTCTCAGCTTGAGTCGCAGCTTCGTCGCGCGATTCCTGGCTATGACCAACTTGTTAAACAAGCTGGCGCAAACATTGGGTCGGCTTTGCGGGGTGAAATCTCGCCTGAAGTCTCCGCTCAGGTTCAGCGTTCTACCGCTGGACGCGCTTTGTCTGGTGGATTTGGCGCAGGATCTGGATTCGGTCGTGCGCTGACCGCTCGCGATTTAGGTCTGACCGGCATGCAGATTCAGAATCAAGGTCTTGCTCAAGCTCAGAACTTCATCCAGCAGCAACGATCATTTGGTATGGTTCAGCCGTTCTCGGTGAGCAGTATGTTCATCACGCCAGCGCAGCGCATTGGAGCGATTCAGCAGCAACAGTCGGCCATGTACGGCCGTGATTTGACTGCCGCTCAGGTTGCTGCCGCTCCCTCTCCGATGCAGCAGGCGGCTCAGACTGCACTTACCAATTTTGGCGGTGTTGCCGGTGGCGCGCTGTCGCAGTACGGAATGTATCAGGGGTTGATGGCTGGCCAACGTGGGCCGTCGCCTTCGTACAATCCAATGAACGATCCTGAGCTTTACGCGATTCCTGCCACGAACACTTCCGAGCTAGGGCCGACTTCAACGAGCTTGTTCCCAGAGTACGGCTCTTCAATCTACGGACGCTAACATTATGGCCGACCAATCTCT